ATTCTTTTTGAGATTTTAATAACATACCTGTTAAGTCTTTCATATTCCATCTTGTCATTACAACAACAATCGATCCACCTGGTTGTAAACGTTGACGTGGACCTGATGTATACCATTCATAAGCACGCTCCAACGCTTGAATGTTTAACGCGTCTTGTTCCGAGTGTGGGTCATCGATAATCAGTAAGTCCGCACCACGGCCCGTGATTGCAGATCCAACACCAGCGGCGTAGTATTCACCACCCTGTTCTGTTTCCCATTTACCCGCGGCTTGCGAATCTTCTCTGAGTCTTGTTTTAAAAACAGATTGATACTCAGGAGAATCAATTAATGTTTTTGCTTTACGACCAAAACGTACAGCGAGTTCTGTTGTGTGAGTCGTTTGAATTATTTTTAAATCTGGTTTACGTCCGATCATCCAGGCAGGAAGTAAAAATGATGCAAACTCTGACTTAGTATGTCTTGGTGGCATATTAATAATTAATCTTTTGATCTCACCCTTTGCAATCTTGTTAAATTTTTCTGCAATTTTTTTATGGTGTTTACCTTCAATGAATTGCGGCCAGACGTGTTTTACAAAAGATAAAAAATCTTTGTTAACTGTTTCTTGTTTTGTTTTTTCGTCTAGCTTCATTGCTAGTCTTAGGAATTCTTTTTGCGCGTCGGGCGGAAGCTTCTCAATAAAATCTTGTTTCATAAAAATTTTTGCAGAATTTTTTTCACTTCTGTTTTGTTTTGACTTTGATTTTATAGCAGATCTATGTCTAAATCAAACAGTAAAGGTCAAACGTCTGGGACCCCTTTTGTAACCGGGTGGGTGGGCCCGTAGGAAACAAGCCTATTTTGTGGTTGTATTGGCACCACTACACAAGATGTAGTAGTGCCAAATTATTTATTGATTATTTTCTATGGGTTTTATTTTTTGCTGATAGTAAGTATGTGGTTCTCGGTTTGGTTCCCCACCATTCCAATTATATCTGTAAGTTTCAACTTTTTCTTGAACAACATCTATTGGTGTTTCACTCGCTTGATTTACTGGTGCGATTGCAATTATCTGTGTGATGTATTGTTTTACAAAATCCATAAAACAACCTAACTTACAAAAATAATTTTCCCAACCTTGATAGTAATATGCTCTTGATACATCTACTACTTTTATTTTTCTAGTCCTTAATACTTTCTTACCTTTAACACCTCTTATCCTATCTGTTGTATGGTAAGTATGGCATTTAGGATTATGACACCAATTATACTGACTCATCATTACCCCCTACAACAATTAATGTATAAGGTGCTCTCGCTGTCCTATATCCTTGCTCATTTATATCCCAATAGTTAAAACATTTATTTCCTTTTTTCGTAATGAATTCCCCTTTAGCAATATCTGTCATTAATCCTTTTCGGAAAATTCTTGTAGGCTTTTTTAGTTTAACTTTATTGTGAGTATTAGCTATGTAGCTAATAGTGAACTTATCATTTGTTTCTAGTTTCATATATTATCCTTTCTATTTGTATGTGTGGGATATTATATTATCCCACACAAAAAACAATCACTAATTTAAACTCGCTTGTTGTTCAGCAAGTAATTTTTTAGCAATCGCTATTTTTTCCTCTTTCGTTTGTTCAACTTCATCTGCCAATAATTCAGCTAAATTGCTCGGACTATAAACTGATAATGCCATTGAACTACTTTCATTCAATATACTTTCATTTATAGCAACCCCTCGCTTATCGGCTAATTCTTGAACTTCCTCAAAAGTTTTATATGTTTTTAATCCAAGTTTTAATAATTCCATTTTCTTATTAACATATTGGAATAATTGTTCGTGGGTTGATTTAACATTATCTCTTGCAACTTTAAAAGCACGAAACCATTCAAAGGTTTCGTTATCAACTTGGAACATTCGTTCATTACAATAAGACCTACCAATAACCCAAAGTTTAAAATCATTTTGCCAAGAATTATTATAATTAATGGATTGATTTCTACTTACATTATTAGAACTAGAAAAACCAAGATACTCACTTATTTGGCTTTCCATATTATAATAAGTCGGATTTCTTTTATCGTAGTTTCCATTAATCCGAACTTTATAATCTGCGTCTAATCCTTTTGCGTTCAACTCATCACGATAGTAAGAAGTTAAAAAATCTTGGCTTTCTTTAAACTTGATATGCAAGTCATCAAAAACCATTTTTGGATTGTCATTATAATCCAATTCTTCTCTACCTTTTTCGTTTTGAACATAAAAACAATTATCGTGATGTAATTGACCACCATTGTCATTATATTTCAAACGCATTTTTCTTATTGTATCAACATCATCTTGAGGTTGATGACCTCTTACAATAACTTCCATTTTTACTTTCGCTTGTTCTCGTAAAGTATTGTAAGTCGCAATCGCTTTTTTATGCAATTCATTAAACTTTGAATTTTTTTCAAAGTGTTGTTGAAATACATTAGCGATAGCTTTTCGCTTTTCAGCATTTAGTGTTAGTTTTCTTTTTTTTTCCATAAATTATCCTTTCTGTTATGGTTTATGGGAATTTATTTGATTTGTTTAAAAAAAGCAAATTATTTTTTCATAAGCTTGGCTTAAATAATCTACGATTATTTAAGCCAAGCTAGTGTTCTGCTTTTCTAGTTTAGAATTATTCTAAACTAAAATTTTTGTTTTTTTTTAGGGTGGGTGGGCCCAAAGTTCACAAGGTCCCGGGCGGGAGGGCCCAAGGGTCTCAAGCAGCAAGCAGGCAAGCGTGCGACGTTTTGCGCTTTTCAATTATGGGAATTTCTGGTACAAGGTTCTTAGAAAGGATAAAAATAAAATGGAAAAAACAATCGACACATATAACAGCTTCGGAAAAGAAGTTAAAAATACAAAGTCGCAATGGGTTGCCAGATGGCAGGATTGCACAGTAAAATCTTTGATGGGTTTGATGCCTATGGAAGAGTATAAAAAATTAGAAGCTCGAATTGTTGAGCTTGCCGGAAAAGATTTTGAAAGGAGGGTTGAACGTGGCCAGTAAAACTTTGAAACCTGAGTACCAGCCGGGAGGCGCGAAGCGTCACGTGATAATCGACAAAGCTGTCGACTACATCAAGGACCCGCGGTTCGGTTTACAGTCCGATAAGAAATTTTTCTTACTGGATGAAGTTGGACTAACAACAACTGAATACCTGGAGGCCCTGAACCGTGCCTCCAATGGTGAATTGGTTAAGACGGCACTGGGTGACTAGTGCCACTCCCTGGACCGGTCGACGCGCCGCCGCCGCTAGAACACAGACAGTCTGGCGTTGGCCGGTCCTGGGATTGGTGGGCCTGGTGAGCACCATTGGCCCGCTGGTCTTTATCTTTTCTAAGGGGCTCGAGCGTGCAAGCGCTCAAGCCTTTTTTAGATTATATAAAAGGGTGGGCCCGGAGGGCACAAGCATACAAGCAAAATTTTTTAATTGACAGCGAGCCGGTGAGCTGGTAAGGTGGGATTTTATAGGAAGGATTAAAAACTATGTATACACTAAAAGAAATAATTGAAGCCTGGCAACGTTGCTATGGTGAAGATTTAAAAAAAGAATATCCTGGATTTATTAAAGACTTAATCAGGAACGAGAAGAGGCCGGAGGTTTTTAAAAATGAAGATTAAAGAAGCGGAAGTAATAACTCACACATTAAGCAAGCCCGGCAAAATGCCAGGATGGGCTTATAGTACACCAGCCCACGAGTGCAAAACAGGGACCAAGCTTAGAGCGGTTAAAGGCTCAGTCTGTTTCAATTGTTATGCCTACGAGCGCGGCCGGTATAGATTTCAAAATGTTAAAGACGCGCAATACAAAAGACTGGAAGCGCTCAAGCACCCGCTCTGGGCTCGAGCTATGGCTGTTCAAATCAATTCAAAAAAAGTTAAATATTTTAGATGGCACGATTCAGGAGACGTACAGAACCCGGACCATTTACAGAAAATTTTTGAAGTTTGTAGACTAACGCCAGAAATTAAACACTGGATGCCCACGCGCGAAGCGTGGACGAAGGACTACCTGGAAGAGTGCCCGGAAAATTTAATAATAAGATTTAGCGCGCCAATGATTGACCAGGCCGCGCCGGCTAGCTGGCCAAATACGTCGACAGTTTCAACGAAGCCTGAAGACAGGACGTGCCCGGCACCGGACCAGGGCAACCAGTGCAAGGACTGTCGAGCGTGCTGGGACAAGTCAGTTAAAAATATTTGTTACGGTGAACATTAATGGAATTCAGACATCCGAATTATTATAAAAAATTAAGAGCTAACAGGCAACAGGCTACAGGCCACGAGCCCACAGGCCACGGGCAGCGAGCAAGCAAGAGTCCACAGGCCACAGGCCCCGGGCGGGTGGGCCCGAAGGACTCAAGCGGTCAAGCATCAAGCGGTTCGCGGATCAACAAGCGTTGAATGTGGTCCCAATCATCAATTGCGAGGGAAGGTGTTTCACGATGATCGGTCAGTAGACCGGGGATCGCGGAAGACTCATAAAGTTTTATGACTCCGAGAGAGGCGTCTCGGAGCAGGATAAAGTTACGTTGTGTTCTGGTCAGATGAAACATTCTTTGGTGAGGTGAGAAGTGTACTTTTTTGGTCTTGGTGACTTTAAGTTCAACCATAAAAAAACCACAAGAATCGTGATAACCAACCAAATCTGGCACGCCAAAGGATGCCCAAGATTCCAGTCTTGTCCACTGGATTTTAGGTGTATTTTTCTTAATTAATTTCCAAAATTTAGACTCTGGTTTCACCGGAATTCCTACTTGCTAACTACTACATCTTGTACTAAATTACAAGGATGACACAAGATAAAAAACTCACAGATAAACAGAAAAAATTTGCAGAATTAGTAGTCTATAATGAAGGCCGTATGTCTCCAGCGGAGTGTGCATACGAAGCCGGGTATAAGACTAGGCCTAGACAATCAGCTTCTGAAATGCGAAATCCAAAGTATTTTCCATTGGTGGTTAGATACATTGGTGAATTAAGGGCAGAAGTTCAGGAGAAGTATGGTATAGATTTTGGTAAACACGTAGCAGAGCTGGCAAAGATAAGGAACGAGGCCCTGAAGAACAAGGCCTGGTCCGCAGCTGTAAATGCAGAAGTTGCACGTGGTAAAGCTGGTGGTTTATATGTAGATCAAAAATTAGTTATGACTAGCAACATAGATAATATGAGTTCTGATGAGATCAAAGATAGACTCAAAAGAATCCTAGATGATAACAAAGAAATTATTAATATTACCCCTGATGAAATCGAGCTAGATAATATAAAATTATCAAAAGAATAAGTCCTTGGTGCTTATTCAAAAAGCCATTTACGATATTATGTGCTCTGTCTCCGTGGCTTTTTATCAGTCTTAAAAAGTTTTTCATTTTTACTCCTTACAATACCTTGTGGGTTAGGTCCACGTACTGGTGGTATCGCCTGCCATTTTACGTTAGGCATATTCTTAGTCAAGGTTTTATTTTTCATTTATTTTTTCCATTTTAACTATACACCCTTTTGGAAATACATTTCTATCACTAAATAATTCATCGTTTTGTTCGTAACTTGCAAACGTTCTAACATTTTTATTATCTTTGTTTAATAGATAAGCGTGTGTTACCATAACAGAAGGCATAAATCCCTCTGCTGTATGTAAGTCTGCGTGCCCGGCGTCACCTGTGATATCCAACCACGTGATTTTGTAGAAGTAATATCTCTTCTTTTTAATCACAACAGATTTGTATTTTGATTTTTTAGGTTGTCTCATATTCTATCTTATACTGTATAGTGAGATTTTTGGGCAAAAAAGTTTTTAAAAAAACAAAAAAGGTCGCGCGCGTCGAATACAGTACTGTGCCAGGCTGTGCCAAGAC